ATTACTGGCACTGCAAACTTGGTCCCACCAGGCAGATTTTAGCCATTCGCCCTCTTTGTAGAATTTACATTCAACCGCATGAAAAGGAATATCTAGATCGCACAGCTCTTTTTGCTGGTATTGATCCAGGTTGCGTTTTGCTTTGAAGTCTATGTTGTTTTCAGAAAAGAAACCATTAAGAATATTTGCTACGTCGCGTTCAAATTGTGCGCCCTTGTTTCTACTGTTAATAGGCATTGATAGAGTTTCTCAAAACTTGTAAAAAATTGCAAACTAATTTTGTGACGCTACTAATTCTATTGTGTCTGCGATTTTTGACATTTCTGCATCTATATCGTAAACCTCTTCTGGAAAAAATTTTTGTTCTTTGTTTGCTTTGGTTATAAGAGAATCTCTTTTAATCTTAAGATTATCATATTGCTTTTGTAGATCAGATATTAAAGATGTAATTCCTTTGGCTCCCATTTTTGCTGGTGCAGCTGCGCCTCCTAGAACATCAAGGGATGATAAGGCCATGCCGAGCTTATCACCCTCAGCTTTGGCTATTGCACCTCCTAAAAAAGGTACAAGTTGCGCTATGCCTTTGAGCGTATCACGTCGGCGTGAGGCAGGTGAGGGAACCATTGGTCTGGTGAAGTAAGAGGCAAGCGGTCCAGGTGCATCTATTCGTGGTGGTAATATGCCGCCTACGTCTTGTTGCATCTGTTTGTCATTTTTATTTTGTGACATTCTAAAATTATATCCTAAATTTTTTTTTCATCAAATCTGAACAATCATTTTTTCATGTGATTCAGTATGTCAAACCTAGTTATTATTACTACTGCATACGCGCTGGCCAAATATGGGGTGTAGGGGTCCCTAATATATCTTTTTGCCTGTAAAAAAGCGGATCCTAGGGACTCCAATATACCTGGCGTATCTATTGTGCTCACATGTTGCACATAGTTGCACAAAGCGGTACATGTTTGCAACACGCTGAAACCCGCGCCACATAAGGCTTTGCGGCGATTTGCTTTTTTTTGTGTGATTTTTTTGTTTAGACCGCGTGACCGCGATTACGAAGTTATAATCTTATTTATCTTTGTCCGAGTAGTCGCCAGTGTTTGCACCGAGTAATTGTCCTAATCGTTCCTTGATCTGCTCTCTGCTCATCTTCTCGAGGTTCGCATTTATGTTTATGTTCTGCGATCTATTAATGGATAAACCAGCTAACTGGTTCAACTCTTTTATGGCGCTAACCGCAGCATTGTACTGTCCTTTCTCGAACGCGCTCTCCATCACCTTCCACAACATTGTACCTGTCTTTTGTGGTGTTATCGCGTACCGCTCTGCGAGCTCATCTTGTTTGATTCGTATGGCCTTAACTACGTTGGGATAGTCCTTGCCGTTGAGCAACTTATTCGCGCTTGCGCTTGGAAACTCATACCCAGCTTTTCTGGCCGCCTCGGTCATACCGCATGCACCTTCGGTATAATGCCACACAAAGCTGGACTGCATTTCAGTCAGCTTATACTCATTGTCCTTATCAAACTGTATTGGTGCTTTTGATTGTTTGCTCGTTGGCTTTTTTGTTCTTGGCATCTTTGTCCTTCTTGTTAAATATTCTATCCCACTCACGATTATAAACCACTTCGTTAGTAGGCCGTCTTTTAGATCCTTTACCCATGAGTGTATAGTGTAGAGTGTATAGCACCTCTATTATATATATTATCAACCGCGTAAGAATGTAATCTTATATGTAGACAATATATAGTATATATATACACTATACACTTATATAGTATAAACCCAGTAACAACAAGGGATTGCAACAGGGTACAGCTATTTTTACTATACCCTTTACTATACCCTTTTTCGCCGCAAAAACTCATTTTATGTGCCTGTCAGTAATAATTATAGCGATACCGAACAATATAATCGAGACCCAAGTCATCGTAAAAAAGGTTACAGCTGATATGCAAATGATCTCTTTTATCAGCTCAATCATCTACAATCTCGTCACCCCAGACGTCCCAACCGTCTGTTTTTTCTCTTGCAAATAGTTCTATTCTTGGCAAATCACCAAACAAATCTTCAATTCTTTTTCTAACTTCGTTAGGTTTTTGAGAGTGTTGTGTTCTTTGCGCAATGACCAATGATTCAATATTGTTAGCTTGTTTGTATTTAGTCATTCTGCCTTTGATACCAAGCAAACAAATCTCACTACTTTTCATTGTCCAAGGTGCTACATTTTTACAATAATTACCTTTAGACGTAGTTTTAACCCAATTAAAAGCTATTGTTTTATAAGCAAAACCCCATGACCGCAACACTTCTAGTGCCTCATCGATATGTGAATCTGTAACCCACATAAAGCATGCTGCATCATCTTTTGTCATGTTTTTTATAGGCATATTTTTTAATTCTTGTAAGGACATAGTTGAGTAATGATCGCTTAGTGGTTTTATTGCACTGCCAGTCGTGTTATTTACAGCTGACTTACTTCCATAATGCCAAGGCGGATCTGCGTAGATAATATTGTATTTTTTATTTGGCAGCTCAATCATTCAAACTTATCCGCAAAACTGTTGTAACTCATATCACTTTCAGCTGCGCTGTAGTCCAGATCAAAGATCTTCTTACCATTAGAACGTCGCGCCTCAATGCCTTTTTCGTGTAAGACACGACTAGCCTCTTTGAAGTCTGGCATCCTAGGCGACTTGATACCGAGGTCGCGCAACAACTTAGTCATTTGCACAGGCTCGGTATCGTCGCTACCAAAATCTACATGCTCTAATATTAAATCCTCAACACTCGACTGGGTACGATACTGCTCATTACTATTTTGTAAGAGCTCGCGCTCATCTGGTGATAAAAACCAATTCTTTTGTCCTGGCACATACATAGTCTCTTTGACTTGGGCCCAGAGCTGCTGCATGTTGACACCATGATTAACATCAATATCTTTTACCGCGAGCACCCAGAATCTTCGATTGCCCGACGTGTCCGTCAAAAACTCGCGTGCGTTTACACTAGCATAAAAGGCCGTACGCCTCTGGTACGTTGTAAAGGCTCGGTCATAGGGTAGCCTTAGCTCGTCTGTCTTTGCCGTCACAAAGGCTTTCAGCTGGTCTATATCCGATTTTTTAAAGGTAGACTCGATCTCGCCTAGTTCTACAATCCAATGGCTAACCGCCCGTTTGACGCTGTCTTTATCCGACGGATTGAGTGTTGCACCTTCTAACAGCCAGCCTTTATTGTAATCACACAGGCGTTTAAACCATAAGGTTTTACCGAGTCCTTGCGCGCCTTGTAAGACCAGTATGCCTTCGAGTTCAACACCATTTGTTTCACAGGCTGCTGCTACGCAGCTTACTAACCATTTTTTGAGTAACATGTCTCTCAGCTGAGCCGACTCTTCTGTGGTCAGCGAGTTTAAAAACTCTGGCAGTCTATCGACTCCATCCCACGGCTCGCTCTCAATCCACTCTTTAACAGGATTATATTCGCGGGCCAATATCTTAAGATAGTCTCGAACCTTAGTATGTGGTATGCCCATATTGATACAACGATTTTCAATCTCAATCAGCGACGCCTCTTCTTGCATGTCAGCGATAAAGGTCATTTCTGGTATGTCTATCTCCATCTTTTTCTTTATCACGTTGTAGCGCACGTCAACGCCGTGTACTGCTAGAACGCCACCGATATTGTCTTTAGTGTTTAAGAAACGTCCGTTTGCACTTCTTACGAAGTCAAACTCTACCGGCACATCTAACGTTTGCAAGACCACCTCACCTTCGGTAACAGCAACTTCGTTCTTGTGGTCATTGTAATCACCCTTGCTCTCTGGCATTTGGATCTCAGCATAGCCGCCTACTTTCTTAACATAAGCTGCCGCTTTCTTTGCCTCCTTCTCACCTGTTTTACTATCATCATTGTCTGCGACAAAAAGATGCTTGTGATTCGGAAAATACTTATACATAACCTCAGCCACAGGTGTTAAGTTATAGGCGTCGAAGGCTACCACAACAGGTTGGGAGCGATCAGCGTAGATAGATGCTGCTGTTGCATAGCCTTCGGCATAGTTGAGCGTGTCTGAACTGTTGAAGATCTCTCTGCCGAGCAAGAAAAAGCTACCGCTTTTTTTAGAACCAGTGAGAAAACGCTTGGAGCCATCGCCAGCAATAAACTGTAAGCCAACGATAGTGCCTTGGCCATCCTTCATAGGAATGACCAAGTTGCCATGATCGTCCTCTTTTAAACCATAAGACAAGACCTGTTTCTTTTCTAGATACTCATGCTTGACACAATCCTTTGCTTTGTCCCAAATTGACTGAGCTCGCTGCGCGGCCTGCGTATATTTTTCTGCTGACTTGACCTCAGCTTGGCGTCGGAGCTCCTCAATCTCCGCCTTCTGCGCTTTGGTCATACGATACCTTTTACTATTCTCTGGTTTCCAGGTAGCCGTGGGTTGGTCCGTGCTGATTCTGTAATCGCCAATACGACCGTAGGGGGATGATTGGTCTAACCAGGCTTGATACCAACCCACCAGCTTACGCTGGTTACCAATGTTGATGTACGCTCGACCTATGGAGCCATCGGTAACCAATCCCTTAGAGGGATCTGGTTCATATCCATGTGTGGATAAGAAATCACGAAACTGAGAAGTGTAATCCTTGGTGAAGGGTCTGTTGTTATTTCTGTTAGGTCCTTTTATTTTTAATGACATCAATCCATCGCTTTTTTGTGTGTTTACTTTGTTTATAAAAGTATATAGAATAGTACACCAAGTTTATAATAATTTGCAAACACATTATGGAGGAAATTTATGAGCTTAATTATGAGTAGCGACGGTAGCGGCGAAAACCTACCAAAATTACAACCAGGCATTTATGCTGGGACCTGTTACCAGATTGTAGATATGGGAACAAGGGACGAAGTTTACAACGGAGAAACCAGTAAGAAAACCCAAGTAATTATTACCTTTGAAGTTACTGAGGCTTTGGAGCCAACAACTAATGAGGTAAAAATGCAGGACGGCAGACCTTTTGCTGTCTCTGGAACTTACACTGCATCTTTGTTTGAGCAGGCCAAACTGCATCAACATCTGGTTAGCTGGAGAGGCAGAGCTTTTACCGAAGAAGAACTGCAAGGTTTTGACATAAGCAAACTACTAGGTTGCACTGCGAGAATCGAAGTACAACACACCAAACCAAGTGCAGATGGCAAAGGTGGTGGCAACCCAAAAGTACACAACCTGCAAAGACCAGACGGTGGCATACAAGTAATTGACACACAAAACGAAAAAAGATCTTTTGACTTAGACGTATTTTGTGATTTCAAAAAAGACCCAGCCACACCAGGCGGTAAAGCTATGTCTGATATGTTTGATACGTTCCCAGACTGGCAACAAGGTAAGATAGAAGATTCTTACGAATACAAAGCTGCGGTAGGCACATCAACCGATACCTCTATGTCAGATGAAGTATCGAAACTGACAGACGATGCAGCACAAATGAACTCACCCGATTTTGACGAGGGAGAAAAGAAGGGTGGCATCTCAGACGAAGATATACCATTTTAGTTTGTCGGTAGGTGACGGCCCTCCAACTCGACTCACACTAACTCCGTACGAGTTTGTCACCTACCACAATTAGTTACAGGAGCGACAATGAAACCAGGCGTATACGAAAACATAGCGTACGAAGAGTACGATGCGATACCAGCTTACCGATCACACGATCTCACCACTGTCATAAAATGCCCGTACAGCTGGAAGAATCGCAAAGCACTAACTGAAACACCAGCGTTGCTTGAAGGCCGAGTGCAACATACCGTGTTCTTAGAAAAGCACAACTTTGATAAAGAGTTTGTAATTCAACCAAATATAGATAGGCGTACTAAAGTTGGCAAAGAAGATTATGCAAACTTTATGGAAACCATCGGTGATCGCACGGCCATAAGTCGTGACATGTATGACGTTTGCATGGAGCGTCGAGCGGTGGTCCAAGACTATGTGCCAGCTGAGGATCATAAGACCGAGCTAACGCTCGTGTTTGAGTGGCACGGACAACCGTTTAAATGCAGACTAGACTGGTATGACGGCGAGAGGGTTTGGGATCTTAAAACATGCCGTGACGCCTCGCCTCGCGGCTTTAGAAACGCGATTAACAGTTTCAACTATCACATGCAAGCAGCTCTCTATGTAGACGGCTGTATCCTCTCTGGACTTAAAGCACACGGTTTTAACTTTTTGGCCCAAGAGAAAGCTCACCCTTATCCATACGGTGTCTATACTTTGTCAGATGAGGCGCTTGAATATGCTAGAGCTCGGAACGAGCAAGCTTTGGAATTGTTGTTAAAGTGTAAAGATAAAGATGATTTTAGACCCTACAACCTAGATGGTGTCCAGGTTGTAGATATTACAGATTTGTATTAATTAAGGTGACGACCCCAATATAAACCTATTGGACTAATACCATATAAGGCTCTGTCATGGTTATGCCAGTCGCCGTTTCTTATATTAGCCTCTTTGTGCATGACCTCTCTGCCGTCGTCCCACTTAACAGTC